TACTTGTATTCTAGAATACTTGTGTTATAATATGAGTGTAAAGAAAAGAGGGAAATAATATGACTAAACAAAAATATAAAGAAGTATTGGACACACAATACAATGATGTAATAGCAAAGATTCAAGGTTGGCACGAGCTGCCTAATGTATTACAAGCTTTAAGTGATTACACAAGTATTTGTATCGCAATGTGTGAAAGAATTTATGATGATAAAGAAATAAATTATTATGATTATATTTATTTGAATGAGCATATTAATAACAACCTTAAAGAAGTTTGTAGGATTGTAAAGAAGGGTTAGTGTATGAACAATTATACTAGTTTTAGTTGTCTGATTAATGAGTTAAATAGAACGCTTGGTATCACTAGTGATACTGAGCGTGAGAATTTAATCCAATCGTATTATAATCAAGGATTGATAAGTTATAGACAATATTATCTTTTACGTTCTAGTGTTGTTAAACACGAATACATCCACAACTATTTTATTAAAATGTATTATGGGAATTGGTAGGTGATAAACATGAACAATGATATTAAAAACGAATTAGAAGTTTATTTTACATTTGACGGTTTAATTGTTGTACATTCTACAGACTACAGAATCGTTTGGGATGAGTGTATTAAGTATCATAGTAAATATGGTGATAATCATGACTATTATTTATATACTGTCAATAAACACGATTTTAAAGATTTTATTAAATAAAGAGTGATAATTAATATCACTCTTTTAATATTTACTAAGTATATGACTCAATAGTCTTTTAGTTTCCTGGTTGTTATAATACACGCAACCATCACGATATGATCTTATTAATACATTTAAACGTTGGTCTTTACGCCATAGTTTAGCGATCATCATATTTTCACGACTGGTATTTCCTATATTATAACAATATCCGTATTCTTTATTAATTTGTTGGTTAATGTAAATATATCCTGTATTCATATCAACCCATGTACCATAATAAATACCTTCAAAATATAATGTACATAAATAATCACATTCCGGTGTTTTCTTCTTGATAAAGTCGTTTGTATCATACGCAAACTTACCAGCGTTATAATCTCCATACGTTGTACCCGATATTAATTTATGGAATTTCGATTTTTCTTTATTTCCTTTTTTGTATTCACTATGACAAATTTGTACTATAATTTGCTCGACTGAATCATTACCTTTAAATGTGTTAAATTCTTTTTTGGGGTTTGGTGTAATTCCAAAATAACTAAAATAAGGGTTAACAATACTTACATTGTTCGCTAATAAATAAACATGTCCTTCACGTTGTCTAAAAATAGAGTCAATAATATTCAATAAAATCTCCACTTCATTCGGGATGTATGCGTTAAATCCAGCTTTTTCGGGTATAAATTCATCAACTATGATTGTGTCAACATCCACATAACTTGTTGATTTTAAACTCGCAAAGGCTGTTAATGATGTAGCATAACCCATTTCACAGCCATTTATATAAAAGGTGGTAAAGTTACTACCACCTGTAATTTTAAACTCATCATCTTTGAAATTTTCAAACTGATCATTTAAAAATGTTTTGATTTTCTTAAGATCTGTTTTGTATCTTCTTAAATAAAGAAATTGTTTTCCTTTTTTCTTATAACGACTGATACAGTCTTTTTTAAATCCGTAAGTCTTACCAATTCCACGACCGCCAATGATAAAGTTTAAAAATTTATTGTATGATTTTATATTTGTAGGATTATACCAATCTATTGTTTGTGTCATTTGAATACTCCGTATGGTGTTGTGTTATAACCTTTTGAGTTAAGCTCACCGCAAGCCATCCAGCGCCGAGAGTTATCTGAACCAATCCAACTAATCCAACAATATCCCTCACGCTTAACATATCCGTCATAGTTAACATGCATACCTTGTTTATAATATAAACCTGTGTCAACACCTTTTAAGCTTGGGGCTTTTCTTATTTTGATTGTACAACTAGGGTAGAATGTTGCTTTTTCTCTGATAAAATCACTAGGGATATAATTTAAAATATTTTCTGTAGTTTCATTTAATATCATATTTTTAGGAATAAATACAGTAGAATACATAGCCGAATAAGGAAGTGTAATAATATTAAAACCTTCATTATTTCCGTGTTGGTTTGTACCTAAGAATCTACCGTATGATCCGTTTACGTCACTGTCAAAAATTGCGATATGACTATAAGGTGTAACACCTGGTACGACTTTGAAAACAACGATTGCTCCTGGTTGTAATTGTGTTGTTTCAACGCAATGTGTTAACATTCCATTTGTTTTTCTATTCTCCCAAATATCTTTTACATAACCACTAGTTGTACAATTTGCGCCATTAAATCCATTGTATTGACAATAATCCATATAGCCATCCCAACATTGACAACCATAATATCCATCTTTATCAACTCTTTTACCCATCATTTTCTGACGATAATTATAATATTTATTTGTATCAATATTCATTTTCATTACCTCCTATATTTAAAAAATATTGAAAAATAATCCGTATTCTTGTAATTCCGCGTACAATTCACTTTCAATTGTAATAACTGCACGCCTTGAGCCTTGTAATACTTCTGCCAGTGTTTGGATACCGATATTACCTTTGCGCTTAAAGCTGTATTCTTCATGACCTGTTGTATCATTTGCGCTTTTAGGTTTGGTAATTGTCTTAGCAATGTTATTAACATAGTCGTTTGTTTCAATGTCAACACGACCTTCCGGAGTTACTGATTGTAAAGCTATAGATGTATCTTCTCCGCTTGCTTGTGTTTTGCCGTTGCTATCACGTGTATATGTTTCCGTGTAGTTTGTGTTTGCGGTAGGGTCGTCCTGGTCTTGAAAAGGAATAGTTTTAAACAACGTATAATATCTATCCATATTAATTTCAAACCAATGTTGAAGCTCAAACTTCCAATACGCGTAAGTCTCTTGCCCGATTTCATCAAACCAAAAATGCTTTAAAATACCGGTTTCAAAAGCTTTTCTTTTTTCAAGATCATCATAAAACTTATAATTAAAATCAAAAATCTTTTTTCGTGCGATCTCTAAAACTTCCATGTCGCTTAATTCATATTGAGCGTCAATTAATTCTGTTAATGCTAAATTATGACATACACCACATATTGTTTCTGTATTTTCAGCGAGTACCGGGTTTTGTAAAGTCAATAAATAGTTTGGTAATTTTAATTTATTCATCATTGTTATCACCTTCTTTAACATCTAGATTCTTATCAATATTAAAATCCTTAATACTTGTATTGGAGTCTAATTCAATTAATTTCATAATCTCTTCATAATCTTCATACGGTGCAAATTCTACACTCGCATTTAAACCGAATTTTTTATTTAATTCTTCAATTGCTTTTTTACGCTCGCTTAACCAAATGTTTCGAGACGCAATAACCTGTTGATTGTTGGCGTTGACTTCATCCGAAACTAACCGCTCTTTTTTGTCCATGTTGGCATTTTCAATACCTAAAAATGTCATGCATTCTCTTAAAATTGCCTGTTTCATACCGTGTAGCTCATCCGCAATAAAAGGTGCATTCGTGTTCAGTACATTAATATCTTCCGTTCTGAATCCTTTGGATGTAAAGATCGTTTGCACGCCTTGTAGAATCTTTTTCATGAAAACTTTAAATTGCTGTAACATTCTTCTATCACCTGTAATAATGTATGGCGTCCATTGCATTGTTAAATTCTGATCCATAGTGCGACTTGTTAAAGCTAATTTTTTAGCGTAAAAATTTAAGTACGGAAATAATCCAACGTATAAAGCACTGTTTTTCATAACCACACACTCTTCACTTGTTAACGTCTTTTTAACAAGTGGACTTGTTGATACCGTATGGTATTCTGTAGGTAATGTATAATGGTTTAATCTACCGCCTAATGTGATTTCACTGCAAATTAAGCCTAACCTTTCATCATCATAAAAACCAATGTAACCACGCGTTTGTAAAATATACTCTAAATAGAATGTATTAATAGATTCCGGAAGGTTTTTATACTTAAACATATTTAAACTTAACATTTGCAAATACGTGTAATAAATAAAATCCGCTTCACTGTTATTCATTGTTGCAATGTCTACTGCATTTCTACAGTAGTCTGTAAACGTGCTAGTGTCATTTAATAAATCCATCTTAATCATCTCCTTTATTTATATATTAGAATAAAAAAGGTTGAACAGTCAACCTTTTCTATTAATGCACTTTCTTTTCTTTATAGTTTCCGTATTTGTCAACCATATCCGCAGTATAACGTTCACCATTATGATAGTCATAATTTCCTACATCCTTTGTGTGCCATAGAGTAATTCCATTATCAAATACACGTTTTATTTTTTCTAAATCGCTCGGGTCGATATTTTCACCCTTAATGTTACATTTTACAGTCTGTATATAGTTCCAATTTTTTCTCGTATGTAAATTCGGGTAGTCAATTGTATTTGTTGCATATCCTCGCATGTCCCATATTTTATTAATTTTATCCTGGTATTCTTGTGTAGGTTTATAAGCATATAAAACTAATGTGTTTAAATCTAGTGCTGTTTGTCTTAACACGTCATTTGAGCCGGTCACAACACTATCAGCGGTAGCCTGTGCATCATGAATTCGAGCGTTATAACTATCCATAGCATTTTGAATATTTGTCTGATTCTGATAGCGTGTTGTTAACTCTCTTAATTGATTACTGATTGCAGTTGATTGAGTACTAGCACTAGCCTGTGCATTTGCGTTTGCGAGTGCATTTGCGTTTTGTAAATTCGTTTGTTTTGTATTAATTTGATTTTGCATTGCGGTTTGTGTCATATCTAAACCAGCTCCGACTAAACTACCTACCGCACCACCAATATTACCAGTTAAAGCGCTTGCAATACCACCACTTAATCCACCTATTGCACTGAAACTAGCGTTTATCATGTTTGATTTGTTTTGTAAATCATTTAAATTACTAGCTAAATTTGTATTTCTAGATGTTACACTTAAATTCAAATTATTTTGTAATGAAGTTTGAGCGCTTAACGCATTACCTGTTGCACTGGCAATTGCTGAATTGGTTTCATTTGATCTTCGAATATTTGATAAACCAACATTCATGGCGTTTCTAGATGATTGCATTAATAACGCGGTTTGATCGCTTATAATTGGCAGGCTACATTCATATTGTGATTCAAATGAATTATCAAGATTCATGATTACGTTGTTTGTTGTTTTGGTGCTTTTCTTTAATTTGTAATTGATTGGTACAACATTTAATTTTGATGAGTTTGGACTTCCAACAAATGCAAATTGAATTGCACTAAAATTGTCCCATAGCTCATTTTTAAAAATTTTATTCGTTCCATTGTTATCACTTATTAATAGATAGGAATAAGGATACCATAGTATTTTAGTGTTTTTAATGACTGTAGGATAAAAACGAAGTTGTCCATTCATAACATCCGTTTTAACGAATTGACTAGTATCATCATTGTTCATTTTACTAAAACCAAATGCACCATATTTTAACATAGTATAGTTACCTTCACCGACAATAGTAAAATTTTCTTTAACTATTCTTAACTCATTATTTACAAAAGCGATTCCAGGTATATAGTTTGTTATAACAATAGAAACGCATTTACCGACTAATTTTTCATCTTTACGAATCGCGTCTAAAATGGTGCTTATATTGCTTATTGATAAATCTTGACCAATCGTATTTTTTAGTTTTGTAATTCCTGAACCTGTAATCCTAGAATATGGTAGTATATAATAGTTAACTTGGCTAGGTGCTCCCAAAGTTCCGGAGGTGTAAGTATCACTACCATCCATTTTACATGTCATTCCAATTATCGCAAAACTTACGTAACTCATAGGGTTTAGGTTCATCACATCTTCAGCTATAAGATCCGTACCTATTTCCAAGTTTTCAGGCTGCGTGTTGATACAAGGTTTACTCTTATCATTTGAATTCTCTTTATAGTATTGTGGTCTATGTTCATATGCAATATATGATTCCATAAAATTCTTTTCAATTTCAAACCGCCATGTTTGAATTACATCCGTCTCAAAAGAAATACTAGTTGCATTATCGTTTAAATATCCTAAACTTGTGATAAAGCAGTAAATCCATTTTGATTTGTTGCCTGTATCACCGTTCCTATAAATCATATAATTGTACAAACGTAAATTATCATATAAACCTGGTACAACCACAGTACCATCTTTTCTTTGATATGTATAATTTTCAAAAACAACATGATCATAATTATTTATAAAAAAATTAAATTGTTCTTCCGTGTTATTAAATGCTCCCCAAAAAGTGTTATTCATTGCGTCAATTTCTAAACCTTTTAGTAAATAAATTTTGCTTTGCGGTGTGAATTGACTATTTACAACTCCTATACTCATTTTTAATCATCTCCTTTTATTTTATCTTATTAAAAAATAGTTGAAAGTTCAACTATTTTATTTGTCTTTGATATAATCATAAATTTCACGCGCTTTTGTGCCACGCGTTGGTTGATTAGGGTCTGCCGGTCTTTCATAGTTGGCTAAAAATTCAATCGCTAATGTATAAGGATCAGCAGTTGATTTTGAAAAGCTTTCGAAACTTTCGGGATAGGCTGATGTTGCTATCCATTGTGCTCCGTTTTCCATCTCCCACTGAATTCTTTCACATTCTCCAACACCAAATTTTGAAACATCCGGGTAATATCCTTTTTCTTTTAGCCAGTCAATAATTTTTGTCCAGGGTGTCCATTGCACTAATCCGTAACCTCTAGACGCTACCGGTTGCGCAAAAGGTATATCACTCTCCCAGCGGTTCGGGTTAACAGTTGATTCAAAATATGCGTTTCCTAACATGCCCGCAACAGCGTTTGCGGTCCAACCTTTAGACTTGAAAAACTGCCAAAATGCAACCCAATTTTGTTTAGATTCATCTTCTGTAAGCGCTCTAGTGTTATTAATATCGCCGGGTATGATCCACTTGGCTGTTGGTGTTGGTTGTTCGGGCTGTACTTCTTCCTTCGTTTTATAAAAACCTAGATCAATCCCTAAACCATCTAACATGAAATAATGTTTAATATATTTGTAACTTGGTACGGGTGGTTTTGGTGGCTCTCCGCCTTCGAAAGTTTTCCAATCCTGTCCATAACCGTTAACTATATTTGTATCATTTACATAAAATACTTGTGTTGGTGACACTGAGCCACTTAACGCATAACATTGATTTCCATATTGACAAGTTACACCATAATACACTAAACCAGCGTTCTGCGTAAATGTTTGATCTATATGACAATGATCTCCGGTAGCATATCCGGCTTCACCTGTATGATAAATTAAATCACCTTGTGCATATCTTGTTGCGGTTGGTGGATTAGGATCATGTGTGAAACTAACAGTTACATAGCTTAACCCGTTAGGAGTCCATACGGGATTATCCGAACTATAGGCGCGTGTATAACCTACACTATCGCTATATGATAGATGACAAGAAAAAGGAGCATATACGGGTACACGCACTTGCCCGCTGATTGCATTATCAAACGGATGTCCGCAACAATGACTAAGATTACTTGCACCTGACCATTGTGTGATGTTCATTGTTTCCATTGGAAAAAGACAAACCTCACTGCCATTATATGTTAACTTTTGACCTGGTTTCATAAATTTAATTCCTCCCCTATTATTGTTAACTCATTTAATTTCTCTTTACATATATTGTATCGCTCATAATCCACATCTTTTAAGATGTGCATGCATTGCATATAAAATTCAATATAGAAATAAACGCTTAACCCTTCCGGTAGACTATATGGAATATCTTCAGGTTTTTTCATTTTATAAATACTTGATAATTTACATTTATTATTCATTATATTAACCTCTAATTTTAAAAAAGCTAGATTTTAAATCTAGCTATAATTTAATGCCGTATAAACTACCTTCTACATCACTAGCGGTGCAACGTGTAAGTATCTTATCCGTACCCGTTTTTAATAACGAAATTGCATATTTACGAGCATTGCCTTCGACTTTACTATCAGCAGCAATATATTCAGCTGTCATAAATCCTACTCCTTTATAATTTGACTCAACAGGTAAATCATCAAACAAGCTAATTGGGTAGAAACAATTTCCAAGTATTTTACTTCTACCATAACCACTGTCAGTGAAATAAAGGTTTAAAAGCAATATATCATATTTATTTTTAATCTCATTAACATCCATAAAGTTACTATCAATAGGGGATGATGTGTCGTTCGTGTTATATGGTGTTAAATTAGAAATTAATTCAATTTTAATATCGTTTTTCTCTAAAAGCTCATGCGTAACATTATTTGATTTTAAAGTATACATTTAAATACCTCCTTCACTTGCTACTGGTGTAGCACCTTTTTTAATGTTTATAATATCCTCTTTAACACTTGTAATATCTTCTTTAATATTATTAATCTGTGTTAAATTATTTTGAATACTTGATTGCATTGTATTACACGATTCTTTTAATCTAGTAATTTCATTATTGATTGTTACCAATTGATTATTAATATTTAATATTTTAGTTGCCTGTGCTTTCTGTTCATTGTCCAATTTATTTAGAGTAGTATTATATTTATCTTGTAATTGATTGATTGCAATCTCAATGCGTTCATCAACTAAACCAGGTAGTTGATCTTTTACATATTGCATAGTGTTTTCTAAATTTTCCGCAATATTTTCATTCCATTGAATAACAACAGCATTTACAGCTTGCACTGTCCATTCAATATAACCTTGTAATTGATTGATACATTGGTATATGTTCATACCTGTATTGAATGCACTTACATATTGTTGAGCGAGATTCTTACCACTTAATTTTAATTCGTCATATTTTGGTAAAATATTGTTTAATTTACTTTCATCAATTGCACCCATATTACTTACCTCCATTATACCCAATTAATTCTTTTAGCTTTTCAGGTAGAATATCAGGGTTGATTTTAGAAATGTTTTCCACAATACTCACCACTTCCGTAATAATTGCGTATGTGCAAATAACCGGTACTAGATCCACACCAAACGGAAGAGTTAAGTAACTTTTAGCATAATTGATAGCGATACCTAATGTGTAACAAAAGATAAAACCAACCTTTTTAAATAATCCATCTCTCAGTTTACTAGATTTTATTTGTTCACCATCTCTAATCGCTCCAACAATACCAGTAATAATATCCAAACCATTAAAAACCAATGCCACTAGAATAATTTTCATATTAATCACCTCTTTCTTTTTCTATCATAATAAAAAATAGTTGAATGTTCAACTAATTTTAAATAAAAAAGAAAAAAGAGTTAAATTAATAACTCTTTTTCCTAAGTTGCAACTTACCTAAATATAAATGAGGGCGTCATGTCCTACGCATGACACCAATATTATAACATAACTATACGTTATATACAACCTTAATATCGCATGTCACATTAGAATTTGTATCTTTAATAGTGACAGTTGCTAAACCCTCATCAGTAATTTTTGATAATCCTTTAATGGTAACATGTCTTAAATCATTACTTAATGTAGCACTAACCATAGTTTCATCGCTTGATGTTGCCGTTAACCCAATAGGTGCGTTCAATCCATTAGTCTGTACTGTAAATGATACTGTTACGCTACCATCTTTTTTAACCTGTACAACTTGAGGATTAGAATAAATTGCTGTAACTTTTTCCTTTACAGTTCCGGATACAAATGCAATTGCGTTTGCGAAACGACTTGTCGCGATACCTTCCCAGTGGTGCAAGAAGTAATTCCAGTATAATCCTTTAGCGTTATAAGCAACGCCTACCGAATATTTCTGATCAAATACTCTATAAATTTCACTGTCAACAACTAATGCTTCAATTGTTCCTTGTTTTGTACTTGGTAATGTTGGTAAAACTAACACGTGCGCTTTAAATTCAGCAAACTCTAACTGGAATGTCTGCGCTAACCAGTCAATGTTCAAATAACTATTTGATTTTCCGTTTAAAATAACGTAAATATCTTCATAGTCATTTTGTTTCGTAACGGCCATTGCGTTATATTCATTTGTTGGCTCAGTCAAATAAGATACATATTCTGTAATTTTACGCGCTAACTCTTTAGCAGTTTCAGTATCTGTTACCGCACTTGTATTAACGATTTTCATTAATCCATTTTCATAGTGCGTAACAAGAGCACTTTTCATATAGTTGTAATCGTCTTTGTTGTCTCCGTTGTACATAGAATCAACAATACGAGCGATTAAACTATTTACTCCATCCCAACTAATAAAATACTTACGCATATCATCATCTGTGATTGTTGCTGGATAATATGACTTACGATTAACAATATAAAATGCTGTTTTAATATCCGGCAACTCACGTTTAAATAAGGTGCTTTCTGCGTCTGCTTGATCGTATTCATGTTCCTTAGCACACTCAACAAAATATTCTTCCATCGTGTAGCCTAATGACATGTTAGCCATTTTAAACGGTGCTAACTTATTACGTAAAATATTTCTATGCGCAATAACTCTACCAATTCGAGTTGCTAAATTCATGAACTCAACGCCTAAAGTATCCGGATATTCTAATAATCCATTCATAAACTCTAATGATGAAACTTCATTAGGATCTCCAATTGTTGACTGGAAATTTGGAGAAGCTGCACGATACATTGCGTTAGCTACTTCTTGTCCGGTTGGCTCATGATCCATACCTAAATCTGTCTGTAATGTTTTAGTCACATCTTTTGCTGTTGTTCTTGACATTATTAATCACCTCTTTCATTTTAAATACCTAATTTTCTTAAATCCATTGGTTGCTTATGTTTCGGTTTTCCATCGCCGGAACTTTCAACACCAATTTGCATGAATAATTTTGAGTTAGCCTCAGTTAACGAATTATTCTTTTCAACTAACTTTGTGTTTTCGGTTTTTAAGTTATCTAACTCAGTGAAAGTTTTTTCAACTTCCGCGCGCATATCATTCAGCATGGTTGAGCGTTCCGCTTGATCTTCAACCGTTAACACTTCCGTAAACTTTTCTCTCAATTCATCACGTTCCATATTTTACACATCCCTTCTATTTATAAATATATGATATTAATATTGTAAAGTCAATATAAAATAAAACCCTCTTTTACGAGGGTTTCATCAATATAGGTTGTAAAGTTTAAAGTGTTACCAGCTAGATTACTATGCCTATATATGTTGCCGGCATGTTTCACCATGAGTAATTCCGGCATACATGTCTGATTTCCGTTCTTTATTCCTTACGTAATAATAATAGCATGTTATTTTATTTTTTCAAATCTTCTTTAATTTTATCTTTGACGTATTTACTAAATTTTTTTGTTTTCAGCAAACATTCAATATAATCAATAACTTCAACCTCCTCTTTGTTAACACAAATACAATACTTATTAACATGTTCTCGATACCATTTATTTCGATTTTCTTTCGACTTCTCACTCAGCATTATTATCAACCACCTTTTCTTCACACCATACTAATGGCTTACCTAATATATATGTATGCACAAATTCGCTTGATTCATGGTTTACAATGCTCCAGCCATCTTTTAAATATTCATTTAATGCGTCTATATCTTTTCTATAGGCGCTGTAATCATAATCTTTTATACTTCTCACAATGACAACTTTATTTTTCAGTGGAGGACTTCCAAACATAATCTCATTAAATTCTTTTAATCTTTTATCACATTCTTCAAATATTCCGCCATTTTCATAAGTTAACAACTTGTATTGTAATTCATCAATATCTTTTCGTAAGATTTTATTTTCATTGCGCAAATTGTTGTAACTATAATCTATAATCAATCCAACGAAAACAACAACTACTATATTTAATAACAAATTCATAAATATCACTCCTTAATATCTTTTATAGCGTCTGGTACTTGTGTGCCTACTAAATGTATTGAATCCGTATCAATATATGCAACTCTATGTATACCAACCTTTTGAGCTGTAGTAATTGTATATTTACGCGCATATGCGGTGACAAATTCGCCGTAAGGTAAATAAATAGGATCACGAAATTGTTCATCAATAACCTCTTTCACTTCTCCATCTTCAAACGTTGTATACATAGGATCGTGCAGCCTTAACACTCCATCATCTTTATCAATAAAAGGAATTTTAGGCGTGACATTCGGATTCGTTGCAAATTTTCCATACACCGAATTTAATTGTCTTTTCGCAATAAACCTTTGCGCACCTTTTGAATTTTTCTTGATTTCCATTTGTTCATCAATAAACTGCCTAGCGATACCAACACAACCTTTGAGTTTATACCCGTCGAAAACAACAACTACTATATTTAATAACAAATTCATAAATATCACTCCTTTATAATCCATACAAATATTAATATCATTCCTATTGCGTATACATTAAATAAAAATGCTACGCTTAAACAACATAAACCCATAATTAAATACTTTATTAGAACGCTTAAAACACTTATCACCTTATCAACCTCCTTACCTGCTTTTAATACTAAATTGTCTATCAACTAACACAATGCCACCTGGTACATGTGTTTTTTTCAAACAGTCATTAATAACATTGCCGACTCTAAAGTTATCATATGTTACATTTTGTTTAGCCTTTTCCGTCATTCCAGCACATTTTACGTTTAGATAATAACATACGCCACCACGAATATAATAAAGATTATCCTTACAATCATTCTCATCAATATACTCTTGTTGGTGCTCTACATATTCCTTATAACTGATTTCAATTTCTTCAATATAAGACTTAGCACCAATAAAATAAGAACGGTTAAATATAGATTCTATACCCCAAAATCCTAACTCTTTATCATCAATAATATCTTTTATAGCGTCTGGTACTTGTGTGCCTACTAAATGTATTGAATCCGTATCAATATATGCAACTCTATGTATACCAACCTTTTGAGCTGTAGTAATTGTATATTTACGCGCATATGCGGTGACAAATTCGCCGTAAGGTAAATAAATAGGATCACGAAATTGTTCATCAATAACCTCTTTCACTTCTCCATCTTCAAACGTTGTATACATAGGATCGTGCAGCCTTAACACTCCATCATCTTTATCAATAAAAGGAATTTTAGGCGTGACATTCGGATTCGTTGCAAATTTTCCATACACCGAATTTAATTGTCTTTTCGCAATAAACCTTTGCGCACCTTTTGAATTTTTCTTGATTTCCATTTGTTCATCAATAAACTGCCTAGCGATACCAACACAACCTTTGAGTTTATACCCGTTTATAAATTCAACGTCGTAAACATCGTATTGTTCATTGAATAGCTGCCAATCTACGCTGGTCACAGTCATTCTTACAATATCACCGTTTGAACTGTCTACATATTTTTTACTTCCAAAAAATCGACTAAACTTGTCTAATGAAATACAAGGAATATGATCTTTTTTAATATCAAAAGCAAAACTAATAACACCAACCCATAACGGATATTCATCATCATGCTGATATTCACCATCAAAATAAACAGGCGTTTCATACGGTAAAATTTCATAATACATACGAGAAGGAAAAAGAGAATTTACATCAAATACAATCCCTTGTCCAATCTCTTTTTCTTTCAGTTCAGGATTTGCCCACACAAACCCACCACTATACGCTGTACGTAAATCACTATCAACATTCACTTCTAGTGTTGGAAAAATCTTTTCGAATGCCATTGGTAAAGTTTTCTTAAACGCGTCAAAACTACAGCTAGTAGCTGTCATTTTATTAAAACCAAGTTTGAAACATTCATTTAATGCCATACCTTCAATATCAATATCATTAAAAAGATAATCTATTTCATGTGGTGTCAACTCATGTCCTTTTTCTCTCTTAGTGGTATAATCTAGCTTTAATTTGCGTATTGGTAAATTAAAATCATGTGCGATTTTTTTAATGCTGAAAGGAATAAGCTTAAACGAATCCCATATAGTAGTTTTTGTTGACCGATAAATTGAGTATTTCCACCAAATTTCTATTGAATACCACAAACCTGTATTCGAAATTATTGTTTTAAAACACCCTGTTTTTGGCTTTTCTGAATATTCATATCCGTTGTTTAAAAGCCAGCTCACAATAAACTCGCCATCAAAAGCAAGGTTATGAAAATACAATTTACGTGTTTTCTGTTTACACCAATCTATAAACGTATCAATTGTATTACCATATTCCTTTATGTTTGAATCTTCAACAAAGCTTGCACCCCATGCCCAGACGCGGCAATCTAAAGGATCTGTAGTTGTCTCAAAATCACACGCCCAAATCTCTTTTGGGCATTTTTTCTTTGACATACTACAACCCCCTTTACATTACTTATATTTGACCATACCATCTTTGACATAGGCACGTCCGGTAAAAACAGCTAAACTATCTCTTACATCGCTTAAATCTTCTCTTATAGCCTTGCTTAGTTGTTCGTTTACAAATTTTTGATTTTCCGTGTATTCACGACTTAAATCCAAATATTTAAATGTATCAGTCGCTTTTCGTTCTTGATATAACCATTTCAATAATTCTTTATCAGACAATGATCTCATATCTTTTAAAATTTGTTGTCCTTCTTCCTCTGTTATATTGTGTCCTCGTATTTGTTTATCTATAGCAGTTTTATAATTTTCTCTAAACGTGGTGATTTTCTTGTTTTTCTTCTTAGTATTTTCTTTTAAACTTTCAATTCGATTAGCTAATTGTTTAGGATATCTATAACTCTGAATATTAACATGGTGGACAGGTTCGAAAAATCCACCTCTATCATCTTTTAATACTGATAAAGCCTGTCTAACTGAAACACCTGTTGAAATACCTCCTTTTGTTTCCTTTAATTTATTTAAACCTACAGTACGCATCAATTTCTTTTTCTGTGTATTCTGTTTATCTATCAATTTATTAGCTCTTTCGATGTCGTTACGATTAAAAACAACACCGTATTGATTTTTTAAATAGCGATTTTCTTTGTTGAATTTTTCAATTGATTTTAAATATTTATTGAACTCTTTACGATCATTAAAGTCTTTTATGGTACGTATATCATTAAATACAACATCCTGCCCCAAGTTTTGTGCCCTTGTAGCAATTCGTTTAGCACTTGCGATTGCGTTACGTAACCGCTTAACGTCTTTCGTGCTTTTTCTCATTTTAGCCAATTTAAACACCCCCTTTTAAGTCAAAAAATAAAAGGGTGTTTGGCTAACACCCTTAATTAAATAGGCTATTTAACAGCCATAGACAAATATTTATTTGTACTTGAATTCGATTTCTTCTGAATAATAGTGACGCATACAGGATCTTTCGACCAGTCATAGTTGAACACTTGCTTTAACTGCTTTAAGCTTTGCAAAAAAGGTTTGCTATTAGTTGCATAAGCTTTACCATCTTTATCAATAACAGTAATTAATTTTGAGCAAATGATCTCACCTGTTTGTTCATTTTCTTTTTCAACATCCTGTACAATGTAACCTGTTAACCATAAATCTTTACCAACTTGATCACTTAAACCTTCCGCATTATTTACCGCGTTGAATAAGTTAACACGTTGTTCGTGTGTCATATCCTCAGTTACAACCAACCCTGTGTTTTCCATTGCTACTAGTTCATTTTTTAAATTTTCCATTTTAATTTTCTCCTCTTAAGTTTAACATTGCTTTTCTAATTAAATTATTTTCAGTTGTTTAATTTTTGGATTAAGCATAACACCATGTTTACAACCTATACGCTTTTTAGTGAAGTCATAACACTTATTATTTTACATTTCGCACCTCCAGTAATTCATCAATTTGCATGTTTATTAACACAAACCACATAACCAACATTACGATTAATAATATAATGAAAATCATGTATCTGTTTGACACTTTATAATATGTGAAGTTTCCTTTGCAGTGCTGGTATATTTGGTATACAGATAATACCACCCAAATTATGAAACTTGCAAGGATTAAATTACTAATACCCATAATTAATACCACTCTTCATAGAGATAACCGCGCTTAGCGTTCTCCTCTTTCATTTGTTCAAGTGAAACCATGCCTTGTAATACCTTTCGTTTAAATACAGATAAAGTATTAAACTTAAATGAATAACTTGCTAGTAAACTTTTAGAATTTAATTTATAAATATCCATACGAATTAAATGTGTTCGTTGGTACACAAGATGAAAACCAAGCTTATAATCACATAAATAATTTTCTATAATATCAACAATAGAATTAACATTATCCATTGTTATTTCGCTTGGGTAGTGACCATGTTTGTAAATACTAGACATACTTACTACCTCACTTCTTTATAATAAAATCTGAAAGACTAATATAGTCTTTATTCTCTTCAAAACAAATATGCAATAACATACCACATAGTTTATTATATGTACCTTTTTTAGATCCACCATAAACTACAAAGTTGTTCATTCTACCATACCAAAAATATACAGCAGTTCCATGGTCAACAACTTCAACTCTATTTATTATCTGTTTACCGCCACTTCTTTTTGATTTAAAGTTAGCATTATTAAATCTTTCTTTAACCATGTTGACTTGGTTTAGTAAGCTCTTTTTAGTAATGCTCCCGTAAGTTTGTACTAACATTTTATTTTCCCTCTTTTCTTTACACTCATATTATAACACAAGTATTCTAGAATACAAGTA